ATCTTCCTCAATCATCTCCGTGTGAATCGTGTGTCCTTCCTGCCGCAAGCGATGGATTGTGCTGCTCAAGCGATAAACACCGAAATGATACAATGCCGTGTGACCGGTGACTCCTCTTCCTGCTTGCAAGAAGTTAAGAATCTGCTGCTTTTTAGAATAGCTCATGGGGATTTAGGGGGGTTGATGGGGTTAGAATGGTAAATCTTCAACGTTATCGTTGCTGTACTTTGCCTTGGGTGTGAGGGGAGCAGGGGGTGTCGGAGGGGGTGCGGAATACGGCTTCAGGCTGATGCTCAGACGCTTTTTACCGGAACTTTCTTTTACCCATCCGGCAATCTCATAGATTTGCCCCTGCACTCGGACATAACCACGCATGTCAGGGTGGGTGTCCAGTTTCTTCTGCTGATTCTTGTTCATGTTCCCCTTGCATTCGGGGATAGACTCCAAGTAAGTCTCAAGATTGAATTCTGCCATTTGTTTGGAATTTACAGTTGATTACGATATTCAAGTTCGATTATTAAATCGATGTAGTGCTTTGCTTTCTTCAGGTCAAGCAATCCACCCTTCTCCCGATGCCTGCACAGATACTTTATCACACAGCCTTCAAGGTATCCTATGTTGTTCTTGTGTATAAACTCAACCGGCTGTATATTCATGTTTTTGTAGTGGCTACCGCCTTCCTGGGTCTTAAGGGGGTTCGGATTTGCCGATTCCTCAATCATCCCAACGACCTTTTTTAATGCGTTTAGCATAGTGATCTGATTCTTTGTAGGCATCCAATGCCCATTTGATAAATACTATGCAGAGTATGGCAACCGCCAACATCTGCAATACCGCAAAGACCAACATTAATTTATCCATGTGCTTTCGTTTTAAAAAGCCGGCCCGTGTAGAAACACAGCCGGTTGTCGATTGCTAACCTATGAAAAACACCAAATTTGTGGAAGATGTGCAACCTACACTGGGGACGCACCTACGTGACGGTAGGATTTGAACCTACTATTGCACCCATCATCTTCCACTTGCAGTCGGGGTCTGAATCGAACAGACCTGAAAACATTGGGGTCTCTTTTAGGTCACGCTGTACACACGCTAACCCAATGTATTTGCAATTCTCCACTCTGCCACCCGACTATTTGCCGCCCATATGTAGAAACATTAGGCGGGTTCTGTTCATCAAAAAACCCTAAATCCTTAAATCACAATGCACAACAAAACTATGTGAAGTCAATCAATAATCCAAATAATTTCTATATTATTTTATATTGATATAAAATATCTTTTAATCTCTGTCATAAATACCTCAATATCATCAATGATCATAAACTTGTAACCAAGGTTCTCAAGCATTAATCCGGATGTCACTTGTTCTGTGGATGGCTTACCACCTGGCTTCTTTAGTTCTATGTAGAACCCGTGGAACTCGTCATTAGGTATGCTTAGGAACAGATCAGGCACTCCCTTCCGCACTCCCATCAACTTGAACTTGCGTCCCTCCCTTGCACTTTTCATGCTACCCCCATTTCTAATGTGGAATAGGAACTGCGACCAATTAGGGTATTGCAGATCGAACCACTTGACGCATTGTATCTGAAGGTTAGATTCCGATACTTTTGAGATATTCGTCATTGTCGTAGAATTTCATGCGTTCACCATCGAACTTCATTGGTATGCTCATCTTGCTACCATTCCGGTTCTTTGCTATAATCAGTTCAGCAGTTCCCTTGGTGCTGTTGCCTTGTTCATCAACCTCTATCCCTACTTGCTCATCCCTATGTATGAACATGACAGTATCTGCATCCTGCTCAATAGCACCAGATTCACGAAGGTCGGACAATACCGGCTTCTTTATGGCCCTTGTCTCCACACCTCTATTCAACTGACTCAAGGCTATGACCGGAATAGATAAGTCTCTTGCAAGTAGTTTGAGTCCCCGACTGATGGCGGCTACTTCCTGCTCACGGGAGCGACCCCCCTTCTGATCTATCAACTGCAAATAGTCTATAAAAAGAATATCCAGTTTGCCTTTGTTCTTCATGGCATAACTGAAGGACTTGATAGCCTCTATGTTCAGGTTGATAGATGGGTTGATGTTGATCTCGTACTTACTCATGGAATTCATGGCAGAGTAGAACTTATCCCTGACGCTCTCATCGTACCGAAAACCGGTAATTATCTTCTGATAGGGTATCTCTGAATAAAGACTTGACATCCTGGCTACGGTCTGCTCTATTGACATTTCTAACTGAATGATGCCTACCGCCTTTCCGGACATTGCTGCTCCAAGGACATTCCTCCCCATAAACGCTGACTTACCTACTGAAGGTCGTGCCGCTATCACATAGAGTCCTCCATCCACAAATCCGGATGTTGCGGCATCTACGCTTTTAAAACCGGTACTGATACCCATTAGGTCCTGGGTCTGCACCATCTCTTGGTACTTGTACAGTTTCATAATGGCATCCGGTAGTGCCATTGTGCTGATGATAGATTCCGTCCTTAATGCCTTCAGTTGCTGTTCAAGATGGTTAATGGCATCCATAGGGTCAATGTCAGCCGGTATACCGCCATAAGTAATCTTTATGACCTCCCGCATCCGATACATTTGTGACAGCACATAGGCATTCTGCATCACAGATGCCGATGATGTCACCATGTTGGTACACGCCATCAATTCCCCAAGAATTGTCCGATCAAGCTTGAGATGGCGCATGCACCGGTCAGCCACACTCATTAAGTCTATGACCTTATCCTCCTTCTTTAGGCCTTCAATAGCCTCAAACATCTTGGCGTTACGACTATCATAGAATTGCTTGGAAGATAGGATGGGAGAAATCTGATCGTATGCTGAAGGCTCAAGAATGCAGATGCCAATGACATACTGCTCAAGTGTTTTGTTATAGTGCAATCCGTCTTGGTAATTCATCTTGGTGTTTTTACATTCCGCAATAACCGGAATCACAAGATGTGAAATCACTATTAAATAATGTTGTATTACGCAACATATTTCTAATTTTTTTATATGGGACTACTTTTCCGTTTATGTCAAGCCAAAAACTTTTGGATTTATCTTCCTGATCTTCAAACCATTGCATTTTATTTGGATGCTCTTGATACATGAATCTCAAAAATGCAGGATTACGATGAAAACACCCAACACAATTATTATATTCCGCAAATCTTACAGGCTTATTATTCCAATAATTCAGAATAGTATCTTTATAAATTGCATCTTCAATTAATGGGTAACTATGCCTTGCCCATTCAACGGTTTTCCATTTATTTCTACCATTATTAGTTTTACCTACAATCATTTGATGTTCCAAAAATCCATTTTTATTATATCTTTTGGATACACCATTTGCCCTTTCTACTTCATTTGCTCTAAATCCTATTTGCATATTTACAGGCTCACTAACATTTTCCATAACCCAGTCAAATATTGGCTTTATTTTCATATTTACCGTGCAGTATCTATGCAATTTATTTGGCAGCCAACCACCTTTAGTACTTACTACTTCATCGAATGTTATACCTGAAACCCAGTTAATTTCTCTGCCCAAAAACTGTTCAAGATCAAACATTGTATAAATAATAGCATCATCTTCAGCAGTAGCAATGAAAGGTTTTTGTATTTTATCTTCAACTCTTTTCCTTAATGTTTCATCAGGAAATCTACACCTTTCATCTTCTATTCTAACAAGTGAAAAAAGTAAATGATCTGATGGATAATTTGCAGCTATATACGCTGATGTTCTGCCTCCTGATACTGATGTTATTATTTTCATTGTCCGTATTTTTTGCCATCCCATACTGCGATAGGATACATTTTAGGTTCTAACTGCCACTTAACGGGTTTTGGTTCAAATAGACCGGTCCAATTGTAATTGATACTGTTATCAATGCTCTGTATTGCCATCTCCTCTCCGAGACCGGCAAGAAACCTTAATTGCCGTTTTCGGGATATTTCTGTTAGTGGCTCTTTCATTAGTTTCCGGTGCTGCTCCCAATCCATCCAAGCTATCTTAAAGTTGTCTGAATCAAACGGAAGGTCGCTAAAAAGTAGGTTTTTTGTCATTTTTATTGTGTTTAGGGCATACGAT